GTCATAATTTCCACGGTGATCTCGGCGGATTGCCCGTCCGGAGTCACCTTGAAGTCGACCATTCGGCCCTCGGTGTTGTGAGCGCCGCGTGTATCCCGCCGGGTCAGAGAGTCCATGGCGATCGGAGACAGCATCTCGAGATCGTCGAGATCCGCATGGTTGAAGTGCATCGGCACCGCGTACCCTGCGTCCTTCAATCGCCCAAACTGATCTTCCCAGTGGCGCAGACGATCGGGAGTAACCGTGACAGAGCCATCGCCGCTTTGGTACTCGTTGACCGACAACACCGCTTTCCGGAACACCTTGCCCATGGGGGAAGGTTAGACCGGGACGAATACCGCTCCAAATCGCCTCTGACGCTGCTTGCGCTGCTTGCGCTGCAAGGACAAGAATCTGGAAGAAAACTGGGATGTACCTCCAGATGTACCTCCAGATGTACCTTCAGATGTACCTTCAGTTGTACCTTCAATCCGTCTCAAAATCGTTCGACGCCGAGCGAGATGCCCCAGACTGTCCAGGAATGTCCTGGACACGGTCGGACAAGTTTGGATTGTCTGCGATTGTCTCGGACTGTCGCGGACGGTTTAGCAGATGCTTCTCAGGGTTCTCGATCCCGTTTTCCTTCAGAAGAATCACACAAGCATCATCAACCGCATGCATGCATGCATGACTCTCATCTTCTCTTCTCTGGTCCCCCACGTCGTCCCGATGGAGTCCCTCGTCCTGTCCCGGTTTTGTCCCTAATTTTGTCCCGTTTACAGGGGGACGAATACCGCTCCAAATCGCCTCTGACGCTGCTTGCGCTAAGATGATGAAAAGTATGGAAAAAAGTATGGAATCGATACTTTCGCACGACGGAATCGATACTTTCACAAGTGTGACGCTAAGTGTGACGCTAAGTGTGACGCTAAGTGTGACGCTAAGTGTGACGCTAATTGTTCCCGATCTTGTCCCCAGAACACCGGGACAAATGTCCTCGATCATTCCTCCCGCAAGTATTCCGGTTCCCCGTTTTCAATGATCTCGGTGCGGATCCGGTCGACAGTTGACTGCCTGACCCTCCTACGCCCGCCTGGGAGTCGGCAATACGCCAGCCGCCCGGTATCGGCCCACTGAGCCACAGCGCTCCGCGTGACCCCGAGTTGCTGCCCAGCTTCACTGAACGTGAGCAGTGCATCTTCGGAATGGGTCTTGAGCGCCCGAATCTTGCGTTCCTTGTCTGTCATTTCGTGCCGTGCCTCCCTTGGATGATGCCTCCCCATTGCTGGGCTTGAAGCTCCTTTGAAACGTAAACCGCATACGATGTGCCGTCGATCTGGTCGGACACCTCGTCCGGTCGACCCTGCCATGCCGTGTGTTCGATCAAATAATCCCGAACCCACTTTTCGCCGGTCGAGGGGATCCGAACCAAGCCGTCCTCAACTCGCGAGATTGCCCCCGCTGCGACCGCGCGTTCCAGTTTGGCACCTCGATGGTTCTCTGCCATGCCAGGGATTTTGGGACCGATCAGCCGCGTTTTTCGGCCCTTGATTTCCTTGGCTGCGACAGGTCCGAAGTGAGCGTTCTCGATGTAGACGACCGAGACGTTCATCGAATGCAAGTGATCGTTGAAGCGGGTAATCATTTCCGGCCATTCGGCCTGGATCCGACAGGTCGATCGCAGAAACAGCATGTGCGCGGGGCGGAAGTAATCCCACACCTGGACCACCGACCATGAAGGCTCCTTGCCGCGATCCTGCTCCGCTCGTTCCCTCGAGGTGCCCGCCGTGTCGATCACCGCAAATCGCCGCATCCGGCCTGGATCGATTTCAAGCACATCACCATGGTGCATCGCCTGAATCTTGCCATCGGGAAGTACGGTGTACGTCAGAAACCAATCGCGATCGTAGATGCCAGCCGCTTGGTAAAGCCAATTGCCGCCTAGTAGTGATTCTCGCTCCGCTCGAGGCAACGCGCTTAGTCTATCCGCGTAATCAGGATCCTTAGCAAGAAGTGCGGGATTGTCTTTGAGGGTCGCCGGGACAAAGGTAAACGAGAGCGGCTTCGAGCCACGTCCCAACAGTTCGTCGCGAGTGTCCGCCCATATTAGAGAGTCGTCTGCTGCTCGGCAAAAGAACCGCACTACGCCGGATCGCTCTGGGATCGCCGTCCCCAGTACGGGATCGATCCACCACTCCAATAGGCTTGCCACCCAAGTCCCCGGCTCGGGGTTGCACGTCGCGCGGATGTAGGGATCGATGGTCCCCATGGAACGGGCGCGAGAAACCAAATACCAGAATTGCCCGCTCGAGAAGTGCGTCAACTCGTCCCAGCCAATGAACGCGATCTCGGTCCCCTGCCATTGGAGCTTGTCCTGTTCTAGCTCCATGTGGCTGAAAATGATGCGGGCTCCCGATGGGAACTTGCAGTCCATCGAGGCTTGCCGCATGCGTCCGCCAAAAAGCGGGTACAGTTCGCACGCTTTGTCCCAGAGCCCTTGGGCTGCGGTAATCTGCTTGTATGTCTTTCGGAAGATAACTGGCGCCCACAAGGGATCTTTAATTCCTCGTAACCCATCAAGCAGAAGTGCGTAGGTCTTGCCGCCGCCCGCTGCGCCGCCGTAGATCGCAATATCCGCCCGTGTACGCAAGATTTGCTCTTGCGGTCCCGGTTGAGGTCCGATCTCGATACGGTTTGCAGATGCGATCATTTGCTAACTAATGGCTTGGTTGACAGGCTGAACAAAATCCATTACGCCCGTAGCAAGTTGCCACACTGCCGCCGGTGACGTGTCGTATCTGCGGATGTCCCAGTACAGCCTTCCAGGTGCTATGTTCTGCGTTGCTCGCGCCTTCGTAATCACTCGCACTTGCCTGATTGGATTTGCCCCGTCGACTATGCCAGTTACCGAAGCATCGCCAGCCACTATGCCGCCACCGCTCGGGACGATAAGTCCAGTTGCCGAGTCTGCTTGCAGGACGATAGTGCCTTGCGCCCCTGCGGTCGTTGGCTTTGCCGTGAACACCAGCCTCCCGGTTGCGTTCTTGGCGTTAGGATGGATCGTTACCACGATCTCAAAGTCTGTCTTCGAGTATTGCGTGAAGTCGCCGACGTACATCGGGCCAAGCAACTCGCGCTCGGCTCTGGACACGACAGGGGTGATCGCCTGTACGCCTCCGGAAATCGTCGAGCTAATGGCGAATCTCCCGATCAACTGAGCCACTATTTCGGTTGCGATGGCGCTCGACATCGCCGCAAGAGTGTCTCGAGTGTACCTCGTATGCTCGATTGGAATGACTTGGATATTTGCGGTTGAAGATTCCGGAAAAAAATCCGTAACAGTGGCGTTGTTCTCCGTTTGCTGCACGTCGAAGAGGTAGTACCCGTCCTCAAGCTCTACGGGATTGGTGTCGTTCAGCGCTGTCCGCGCACCATTATCCTTAGCCACTTTGCAAGTGATGTTTGCAGCATCTCCGAGTTGCGGCTGCGACGTGTTGCGATTAAACGCAAAGACTTTCAGAGTAGTGTTGGTGTTCTTATACATTTAGTCGGCTCCGCGCATGACGTTGAAAAACAGAAGCGAATTTTGCGGTGGCGGGTAAGATGCAGCACCAGTCATCGTGGATGCTGCTAGAACGCGCGCAAGCAATGCGGATGGGCCGTTAGCCTTGGCTGCGGTGGCGATGATCGTAGTTGAGGCGAGAGTCCTTGAAACTGAACCGGACATTCCGTTTGCTACAGCAGCCGCACTCGATACTGTAGCTGCACCTAACACTCGCGACACTAACCCGCTCGGATCCGTAGTTGCGCTCGCTGCTGCGGTCAGCGTAGCTGCCGCAAGGGTTTTCGATACGGTGGCTGTGTTGGGTCCGACTACAACCGCTTCTGATGTGCCAAAAGTGCCATCGAGGCTTCCATTGACAGCGCCGGTGGTTTGCAGCAGTGCGACAATTTGCGACGTAGCGGCGCCTAGTTGCGACGACAACGAGCTCGTCGTCGAGGTTGCGAGCTCTGCGGTGGCAAAAAGTGGGCTCCCGCCGAGGTTATTCTGCCCAACAATACCGTCAAGCGTCCTGTTTACTTGCGCTGTAATCCCTCCTGGGGAAGTGATCGGCGGGATGCGGTTGCGTAACGCCATGGCTCAATCACCAATCAAAGGAGGTCGCGTGCGAAACCTGTGCTGACCATTTAGAACTTCAGGCAAGCCGTTGGACCACGCGACGATTCCCTCTACCAACTGCAACTCTTCTACGTTCAAATTGCGATCGAACGCGACGATCTCGAAGTAATCTACTGGGCTCGATGCCATGCTCGACAATGCGACAGTGAGCATTGCGTCCTCCCCAGCGAAGCCCCCTCCTGACACCGTAACGGACGTGCCGCCTAGACGGAACGGACCATCGCTCCCGTTAGTTGCAATCGTCGCCAAGTATGGTGTGTCATTTGAGACTGCCTGCGATTGAGTGGCACTACTAATCGAACCGAACAGCAGACTGAACAGGCTGTAGTCGAATGCTAAGAAACGAGTCGCGTAAACGTCTTCGATTTTGACTGCTGGACCTCCCCCACTCGCTTGCCAATACATTATGACTAGGGAACACTGGTCGAGGTACCTGTATGAGTCCCACTGCAACAGCTTGTTCGTGTTTACGCGGATTGTCGGTCTCGATCTGACGTTGCCGACGCTGGGGCGCGATGTTGAGGCGGCTTGCTCGAGGCGTACTGGCGCTCCTGTTTCAATCGATGAGATATTGCCTGATCCATCAGTGCGAACGACTCCCGGTCTCGCGTGCGCCCAAGTCAGCGGACGCAGCCTGGACATAGGCATCAGTCGTCTTTGTGTCCGCGCATCGGTCAGCACATCGCCAGATCGCATCAGGTGACATCCTCGTTGTACGGACGGACGTATATTTCGTTTCCGCTCGCAGCGAAAGAAACCCCGCTGTTATTGCGCACCGACAGTCGCATCGAAAAGGGATATAGCCGCACCATCGGAATGATTGCCACCTTCGCTGATGCACCTGAGTTGAGTTCGACCGGATACACGTCGCCTCCCGCGCGATCCGAGGTGTCAGTGCCGTCGTTTATCACCACTCGCAACTGGATTGAACCGGCAGTCGCGGGAGTAATCGACCCGAGCTTAATCGTCACGGAACCATACAGATCCCGGTTGGTCGAATTGTCGTAGGTTACGACCGTCGACTCGGAACCGTTGCCCAGAGAGTTTAGCGTTGTGCTCGCGAAATTACTTGATCGCGTTGACGGTGTTGCCCATTTTGCTATTGCCATGGTTATGCGTTTCCGTCAGTTAAGGTAAATGTAGTGACCGTGAACGACTGGCCCGCCGTCACCGAGGCGTTAGGGCTTATCTCCATATCCCCACCACCCCCTGTCGCACTGCAT